GAAACGGATCATGAGTCATATCCAAAGGCTATAAAATCAAAGGGTGACAGTAAAACAACACTACATTTATTAACTGATAGAGTAAAATGGAATAATGTTACCATTGATCCTGCTACAGGAAAAACAGTTAATAAGTCAGGAAAAGTTAAAAGTAAAGATCCTAAAAAGAAAGGAACCCTTGTAGAAAGATGGACTCAAATAATGAGCCCAAGTGCAGGTATCACTACACAGGGAGTAAAAATAGATACATCTGAGGTCACCACCCCAGCCAAGCGTAAGCAGCTGGTCGCTCCAAACGGAAAGCCGTCCAATCTAAATCAAGAGCAGTACGAACTGGTAAGAACGCCTGCTTTTAAGAACTGGTTTGGAGATTGGCAGAACGATCCAAAGAACGCAAGTAAGGTTGTCGATGCCAATGGTGAGCCTATGGTTGTCTATCATGGAAGTGCAGCAGATTTTGATGTGTTTGATAAGAAAAAATTAGGTAGTTTAACTAATACTGAAATAGCAAAAGCTGGATTTTTCTTTGCATCTAACAAAGTAGCAGCAGACCAATATGCTTTTATAGGTGGACTTCAAAATCCTTCTTTAGAAAACAAACTTACAGAATCAAGAGCTTTTTTCTTAAATATTAAAAAACCATACAAAGCCACACAGGAACAATGGGAGGATCTTCTTAATTGGGCATCTGATGGATCAAGAAAATACAATTCACCAACAGCTTTAAAAAAAGCAAATAAAGAATTTAAAAAATCTCTTTTAGCAGATGGCTTTGACGGTGTAGATTTTGATAATGGATTAGAAATAGTAGCCTTTAAGCCTAACCAAGCAAAACTCGCAGACGGATCAAACAAAACATTCGATCCTCAGCAGCCCTCGATCAGGAAACAGAAGGACGACGGGCCTGTAGAGCCAGACAAAGATTTCAGCATTCCTGGAGCTGCTTTAAAACAAGTAGACGAACTTCGTAAACTTATTCCAGAAAACATACAGAAGAAATCTCAAATACTTACAGGTTTATTAAGTGAAGCTGACGAATTAGAAGGAATAGTTCCTAATAGAACTGATTTAGAAGTAGTTTCAATTTTTCTTAATCAAAGAAGATATAATAAGTTAACAAAAGAAGAACAGTTTAAAGTTCAAGAATACGCACAAAGTTATTTAAACGACAATTTTGTTAATGAAAAAGAATATGATCGATTAATACAAGAATACCCTGAAGAAAATAGAACTGATTTTAGAGTCATAGAAGAAGTAATGGCTAAAACTAAGTTACCTAGAGATGAGTTTATTATAGATTTTTTTAAAGGAGATTTATTTGAAGTTTCTGAAGAGGCCAGAGAAAGAAAGATGATAACTATTCCTGGCCAGCAGCCCTCGATCAGGAAGCAGAAGGACGACGGGCCTGTAGAGCCAAGGAAGCCCATCAGAAATCTGAAGAAGAAGTCTGACAAGAAGATCAAGGAGACAAACAAGGGTAAGGGACCGATACTTAGAAGACTAAGAAGATCACTGTTCGACAGACAGAACGACATAAAGAGAGTCATAAAGGACTTTGTACCTAACCCTAAGAAGGTAAGTAAGATCATAAACAGGATAGTAACAAAGGCTGGTGCGTCTGGATATGCAAACGAAATATTTAAACAGAATGACAAGAAAATATTTGGAGGTTTAAAAGCAGACCAGATAGAAAACCTTGAACTTATAATATACGCAAGACGTATCGTTGCGATCAATGAAAATAGACGTGAGAATGGGAAGAACCCATACACAGGTATGGATGGGTTTAATGAGCAGGATGCAATTGAGAACTTAGAAAAGTTTGAGCAGGATCTAGGGAAGAAAGAGTTTGATGCTTTATCAGAAAGAGCAGATTTGTATTTTAAGGCAATGAAGAACAATCTTAAGATGCTTAGGGATTCTGGACGAATAACTGAGGAGACATATAAAAATCTTGAGGATGTGGAGTACTCTCCGATCATGACTCTAAAGTATATGATACCTAAAGACACAATTACTGACGAGGACATAAACAATGCTGTGTCTACGCTTGGTGTAAACAAGAAGGATATAATGAAGCTTTCAGACCAGAACAAGAATGAGATCCTATTCGACGCAAGGTTCCTTCTCATGATGAACACTAATATATATGTAAGGAGATCATTTGAAAATGAAATGCTGAATGAGTTTGCTCAGGGATATGAATCCATAGACAAGGCAGGCAAGGAAGCTCTATCAGACTTTATAATTGACGGGCCTGTAAAGAAGGTACCTCCTGGTTTCAGAAAGGTTGAATACTTCCAGGATGGTGTTGAGAAGGAGATGGTTATGAAGGAAGAATATGCAAGACAGCTTTTAGACATGAAGAATCAAAACAACATACTAAAAGGTGTAGGAAAGGTAACAGGTGCAAATATATTAAGGTTCTTTGCGACGGGTGGTAACCCATTGTTCATCGTTGGTAACACTGCGGTTGACTTTGCAAACATAGCATTCTTTTCAGACGTATACTCAGCCATAAAGCCACTGGCAACAGTACAGCTGGCATATGATTTCGTAAAAAACTTTTTAAGAAAAACTGGAAGTACAAACAATTACAATAAAATTAAGATGGAGTTTATGGAGCACGGAGGTGCTATGGACTTCCTGTCTACAGACGGTCTTAGAATGGTTCATGACATGAGGCTTAAGAACAGGATACTTAACAAGGCACAGAAGGGACTGGCTGCATACGCAAGGTTCATGTCTTACGTTGGAGAGACTGGTGAGATGTCATTCAGACTGGCTGTCTATGAAAGAATCAAGAAAGCAGAGATTAAGAAGTTTGAGAAGGAGAATGATAGATCTCCAAACCAGCAGGAGATGGAGGACATAATGTTTGAGGCAGCAGCACAGTCAAGGGAGACTATTGACTTCTCTCAGGGAGGTACCTGGGTTAAGCAGATGGATCAGGCACTGCCATACTTCAACGCTGCAATGCAGGGGCTTAGAAGACCGTTAGACTTTGTAAGAAAAAATCCAGTAGGCTTTACATCCAATGTGGTACAGTATGCAGTAATGGCGGCAGGTATGACTGCGACTTCTTTAGGAACATTACTTAGAGCGATAGGAGACGATGAGGAGGAGAAGAAAAAAGTTCAAGACACATTAGATTCAGTATCTATGTACGAAAAGGCAAACTATCATATAATATTTACAGGAAACAAGGATAAGGACGGCAACTATCAGTACATCAGGATTAAAAAACTTCCCCTACTTTCTATACTTGGAACAGCTACAGAGCAGTACACAACAAGGTATCTTTTAAAGTCTCAGGGGATTGATTATGAAATAGATGATAGATCTATAAAGAAGTCTATAGAGATGTCTGCACCATTAGACGTACTTGGACCTGTTGTGGGAGATGAGTCGGTTTTTAAAGCAGTTGGAAGTATTGGAAAAAGAAACCCACTTGTTTCTTCTTTGTTGACATACACATACAATGAGGATACATTTACAGGAGATAAGGTTTTTTATGAGCCTAGAGATAAAAAGATAAAGCCGTATGCAGAAGGTCTTTATGATGAGAAAGTAAATGACATATACAAGGTGGTTGCACCTGCACTTAATTTGTCTCCAAAGAGAGCCCAGGCTGCCGTAGAGAAAATTGTAACAAGTGAAAGCACAAACCCAAGTATATCTATATTTTATGCTCTTACAAACGGATTATTTGATACAGAGGCAGATGCATTTAAAGAAAATTCTGATACGTTTGATAATGGTATGGAACATTTCCTAGATGTGGTTAGTAAAAAAATGGTAAGGCATACAAATCCAAACCTATTGAGATACAAGAATCAGGATAGATTAGAGGAACTTGAGAAAAGGATAGATACAGATGCCTACCTTACTAAGATAAAGATAAAGAAGGATATCAATAAAAATGTAGACTCAGAGATACTTAGAAATGGAGACTACAAGAGCAAAGAGTATCAAAGAGAATTAAAAAAACTTGAGGATATACTTGACAAAAACGATGTCAATACAAAGGACAGACCTTACTACGGCTCATACACCGTTAGAAAAGATTTAAAAGGTCAGGAGATGTTTAAGGAAATGACGAATATAATTTACGAAAGATCTCCTAAGATGATGGCAGCAAGACTGTACTCAAGGTATGGCGACAGCCTAGATGATCAAGAATTAAAAGAACTATCTCAGTCATTTAAGCTTGCAAAAGTAGGAAATAAAGTACTCAAAGAAGGATACCAGATATACTACAAGAAAAATTATCTTGACAAGTCTCAGGAAGAGATAGATAAGTTTGAAGAAACATTTGGTAAGATAAGGTAACTAGAAAAGGTGAGTAAGCCTAGCAACCTGACCATGCTCAGGGCTATGAATGAAGGCTTCAACCGCCTGAGGAGCGTGCTGATATCCTTTTCTGTGATGCCAACTGTCACTGCCCGAAGGACTTCTAAGCGTCTCTATACAGACAGAAAATACATCCTTAGATGTCTTGTGATGTATGTGATGCCCGTAAATATACCTGTGCCTGCAAACGTTCCAGTGCTCTGACGCCTCGTGTGCCATAAGCATCGGGAGGTCCTGAGACTTGGCACCGTCCATGTGTGTGCTTCCAATGAGATTCTTGCCATAGACCGTGTACTTCCTGTGAGACATGTCGTTATCGAAGGTGACGTTCTTGCACTTGTCAAACCATGCCTCTATACACTGAAGCAACATAAATCCCGACATGTAGTCATGGTTACTTGGGTTGTAGACAACCTCTACATCAGCGACAGACATTAAAGTCTCAATGATATCAATAAGCAACCTCTTAGCCGTCACAAAGTTCTCGTACCACATACCATCGGTGTCCTGTGGGGTCATTGAAGTCGTCTGTCTCCTGGGATTGTCGGTGTGAAGTACGTCGTTACCAGCTATAAATATTATCTTGTCTATGTTCCATGACTCAGACTTGGATAGGATGCCATCAAGGCCCTCCTTAACCCTCTGTACAGCGATCTGGCTGTTGTACTCCTCACCAGTCTCGAAGGACGAGCAGAGCTTCCCTATGTGGATGTCGGCAGGATCAAATACAAGGCAGTGAGGATCCTTTGTCCTCTTCCTATTGATCTTCTTGTATTTCGGGCTCCATTTGGATACCTCCTCAGTGAGATCAGATATAAACGTCTCAGGATCAAACTCATCCTTCCCTGACACATTTATTGAGTAGTGCTTGCCCTTATACCAGTAATGCTTAACCTTATCTGGATCTATACCAACAGACTCGCACTCGTTGTCAATGGCTCTGTTGTTTATGATCTTTGACACCTGCATCCTAATAGCGTCAGGATTCAACTCAAGGTCGAACTCCTTGTCTATAATTCTAGCAATTTTTGCCTTGTTTGTGACGTTATTGTCATATAACTCTAGTACTCTATTGCGATAAACTTTCATGTGATTTCTGTATATCCCTTAGGATTTTGATTAGATTTTGAATATCTTCCTTAAGCTCTAAATGCTCCTTATCCATTAAAGACTCGTATATAGAGTCAGTCATTCCGTTCACCTCAGACATTATAGCGTTTACATAATTGACATGGCTCATGTTGACAAATATATGAATATTATATATCGTAACAAAGAGTTGACATGAATCTTTTATTTGTTATTGAGTAACTAAGGTCATAGCTATCGATATTTTTTTTGTCTATAAACCTATGAATAAAAACATCTCTGACGGGGTTTAGATCGTCATCAAGTGCTATAGGTATACTTCTTATAGTCTTATTAATCTTAGGAAGCCTTGATCTCATTGATATAGGTTTCGCATCTATACTTATGTCTACGCAGTACACGCCTCTAGTATACTCCATTTAAGATCCTCCTCTTTATCATGGTTAGCTCCTGCATGTTCCTACAGTTTTCTATGTCCTCTAAAATAGATCTGTGTCTTACTGTCTCTATCTTTTTATACCCAAATATATCCAGGTACTCAGATACGTCGTCATGGAACATATCATCATTATGCCTTGCCCAATGCCTATAATTCTTTAAAGCGTTTATTACCGTGGCATGATTCCTATCTATCAAGTCTGCTATATTTTTAAGAGATAATCCTTCTTTTCTGAGAACCGCACACATAAAAGCTCTCCTATGTATAAAAACCCTACGTCTATCTTTCTTAGTTAAATTATCTCTATCTATTAATTCTATTACCTTATCTACATTGCTATATTTTGAATTATTAATATAGCAATCATCATTCTGACTCATAACTTCACTCATCTTCTTTGTTTTGTTTTAATATTTGTGAATACTACCTTTTCTTTAACTTTTGTGCCATCATAATAACATAGGTTATTTTTAGCTTCTTCAAGGCTACTAAAACTATCAATACAACTTGCACCACTACTACTATTAACCCAAGCATCAACCCACCACCATATAAATAAGAAGTGTTTTTGTTGTATTACCCAACTTTTTCTACCATTAACATTAGTTCGTTCAATTATTCTAAATTTACTCATCTTTGTTTTGGTTTATATGGTAAGCATAATGAAAGGCAATAGCCGAGCCTAACCACATCCAAGTCATTACATCTCTGTGGTATTCTACATCATAGCAAAATATCGAATAGTTAATTATTGCTGATATTAAATATATCCATTTCATAGTTGTGGTTTTAATTTTGTTTTGGTTTAATAAGCAAATTCTAAAGTAAACTTTAGAAAGTAAAAGCTAAAGCATCTATATTCTACATGTAGGTTAAATGTTGGTATAAAATACCAATCATCTTTTGCCCACCAATTTATGTTAATCTTTTTCATCTTCTTTGTTTTGGCTTGTTGTTGATCAATAATTTCTGTGTTCTGCTTTTGTCTTTCTTCCCACTTATCTAAATAATCTTCACTCATCTTCTTTGTTTTGGTTTAGTAATTTCATCAGACTCTTTTTATGTCTCAGCTCATATATAGCACTATGAATCTGTACGTCTGTCAAGGCATCGCCAGTCAGCTTGCTTTTCAAGGCCTTAATCTCTGCATTTATGTCATTTTCTTTACTCATCTTTGTTTTGGTTTATTATAAATTAATTTTTCAGATTTACTTAAAGACTCATAAGTATATTCAGTATCAAATAACATTTCACTTTCTTTTTTATAATAAGGCTCTTGCTTATTTCCAAGCTTCTTAACATTAGTAAGTACAACCCATCTGGCATTTGATATCTTATTTGATTTCATTATCTATATTCATTTAGTTTCTCCATCATATACGTAAACTTTTAGTCCGTGTTTCTTTAACTCTTTAATTCTATATTCTTGTAGTGGCCTAGGCTTCTTACCAGGACGCTTGACCTCATAGAACTCAGCGTCTGAGTCCTTAGGTATTGCAATAAGATCAGGTATCCCTGGCTTGTTGGTGACGGATAGCTTTACAACGTAATAGCCATCCGACTCCAACTGCTTTATCAACTTAGCCTGTATCTTTTGTTCAGTCATATATGTGATTACTTATTATCACAATCATCAAAGTCAATCTCTAATTGATTTATTAACTTCTCCTCATACAGTTCAATGCTATACCTTACGCTTGACTTGTCATTTTTAAGCTTGCATAGTTTAATGTTTATACCTGCCAGCTTTTCTTTAAGGCTCATAAGCCTATCCTCAATCTCTGTCCTTGTCATAATCCTTTTTAAATATATTAACAGTATAACTCTTCTTCTTCTTTACAGCGGCATATATCTTATCCTCTATACCACCCTCACTGAACACCCAGTACACTTTATTGAATGTCCTGTCCATGGTGGTCATCCTGTCCCTGGCCTGCCAGTAGCTGACGGCAGAGAAGTCTATGTTGTAGAAGACAAGGTGTGCAGCACTACGCAAAGATATACCCTCACGTCCAGACACAATCTGAAGTGCGATTGATTTGTCGGTTGAGTTGAACTCATCTAGGTCAGCAGTGAGGCTGTCACCAAATACGGACTGCAACACCTTAAGCTCCTCCTTAAACTTGTAGAATATACCTATCTTCACACCCCTAAACTTGTCCCTGACAAATATAGCCTTTGTCCTGTCGATGGCCATGCTATTGCCTGATTCAAATTTAACGGTACCACTATACAGCTGGTGCAACTTCTGCATCAACTTTGCAGGAGTGTCGCCAAGTATAACCTCGTCAGCACCCTCAACCACTAGATCCTTAGACAGCCTGTCGCATATCTGATAGGTCCTGTCCTGCATCCTTACATACAGTATCTCTTCCTCTATATTGGTAGAGAATCCTGCCTCCTTTTGAGTGAAGGAGATAACGTATGGAGATACGGCACCCATGATCTTATCCTCGATACCACGAGAGTAGTCGTTTACCATGAAGCTGTTTATCTTTCTCTGCCATACGTTTACATAGTCATGGGACCATGCATAGAAGTTCTTATAGTTCCTGAACGGATTGTCTGGGTGAACATAGAACTGGTGAAAGATCTGACTGTATGACTCTGGAGTCAAGGTGCCAGTCATGAGTATAAGCTTTGCATTGTTTATGGATAGCATCTTTCTTATCTGACGTGTCCTTATGCTGGGCTTAGGGAATGCAGACATGGTGTGTGACTCATCGCACACCACCACGTCAAACATAATATCCTCTATCTTATGTATAGATTCATAGTTTATGATGGTAATATCAAACCCTGGGGCCATGGTGTCATAGTCCGACTGTATGGATGATATGGCCTTCTTCTTTGTCAGGAACAAAACCTTGTTAGCCCCAGTCAACCTACATATCTCTAGGGATGTGTAGGTCTTACCGAGGCGTACCTCCATCGCAAGGCAAACTATATTGAGTCTGTTAAGTATGTCGGCACCCTCATTGGATATGCTGACCTGGTAGTCTCTTAGTATCATATCTTAAAAGTTTAGCTTAACCTGTTCAGGCTCAAGTTCTATAAATTCTATCATCTTGCCTATAGCATTCCTACTTATGATTGGCTTGGTGTCATACTTAAACTTACCGTAGCTATCTAGCCACTTGTAGAACCTGCTATGTGAAAGCTTGAACTTACCATACGGGCCGTAGTCTGGATATTCCAGGGTGAAGTTGTTATAAAGATCCATACCAAGACTGGGTGATCCTTTGCGTGTATAGTTGTTGTCATTACTGTCTGCCCACTCCCAAAAGTCTGAGTTGGTCTCGGCTATAAAGTTCCTTGCCTTTAGGTTCTTAAACTCACACACAACAAGGCCACTCTTTAGATATAACTGCAGATTGTCTATCATGTAGTTGTCAAACTTTGACCACTCCGATTCACTCCACTCACTGAAAAGCATGTGACCGAAGTCACTTTCAGGGGTGAAGCTCTTGGTGTAGTACTGCTTGAACTCAAGGTCCCACTTACGCCTCTCGAAGCTGTTACCAGCACCCCTGATTGCGTAGTTAGTCGTTATAACAATCTTTGGTGAGTACTCAAAAGGTATATGTATCTCATCCTTGTTCTTCTTCTCAAGGGTTATACCCTCCGTTATTACAGAGAACAATCTCTCGAAGTCAAAGTTCTTTGCGACGTCATCGAATACAAGCGTCTGTGTGTCTACCTGAACCCTCTGGTACGGGAAAGACTTCTGGAATGAGAATCCCTTACCGTCAATTATAACCATCTTCTTGATGTGACTTATTGACTTCACAAAGATCCCCTTACCAGTTCCACCCTCAGGATGGTCCGATATCACCTCGTCGTTAAGTATAACTGCTGGACAGTAGCTCGCTGGCTTATGAGAGTGCATAAGGTATCCCAGCGTACTCTCCATAGACCTAGTGCTGTCTGTGCTCTCTCCAGATATGTTTTTGATGAAGTACCTGAACTCGGAGTCATTGAAATCGGACTTGATGAAGTCCCTATCTATCTTCTGCTTCTCCCATACATGCCCCTTAAGGTTTTTATAAGATATAGTATCTACACCATCCCTTGTGACCCTAACAGTACAGTTCCTGTAGTACAGGTAGGCCTCGTCGGTGTTGTCCACCATGAACCTAGGCTCTATCTTTGATACGTAGTTTAGGAACGTCTCCTGAAAGAACTTTGTGTTCAATGCGAAGAAGTTATATACCGACATGTCATCTATATTTAGAAGGAAGTCAAGGACAAAGTCCTTTATCATATCCTCATTCACGTCAGATATAGTGTTGTCTATCACCCTTACAAAAACAAAGTTATTACTACCAGCAGGGTAGTACTTGTAGAAGCCATTGCCCTGCAGGAATATCCTGAATAGGTAAGGCACGAGGTCTATCTTTCCCTTGCTGTTCTTTATCCAGAACTCGTCGAAGTCTACAGACTTAGCGACCTCATCTACATCTACGTCCTTATGCATGTCCTTTATGTCAGACATCGGGACGCCTAGCTTGATATTGTTAGCGATCTCAGAGGTCTTGTCTATGTCCTCATAAAATTTTGTGTTATGGCTAGCCATGTTCTTGTATGCGCTCCTGACTATAGACATTATTTCAGATGACTTGTCTCCAGTCGAGTCGTATGAACTCAGGGTGCTGAAGGCCTCGTCCTGATTGATTCCGAACTCGTTAAATGCTGATGCCAGTATGAATAGGTTGTTGTTCTTCTGACCCTGAACCATTCCGTACTTCTTGTCCCACCATAGCGAAAGCCTGCGTACTATCTCGTTGCTGTCTGATATCTTTATGGTTGCCTTTGTCTGAGTCTTTATCTCATTCTCGTTCTCCATGTCATTCCAAACTGAAGACAGCTCATTGATATATACATCAGGGTCATAGCTCTCGTAGCATACCCTAGATATATTCTTGCACGAGGTGTCGAACTCATCGCATGCGTAGTACTTTTCAAGTGACTTGAAGTACTTCTTGTGGTTCTTTGCGTCCTTAGGTATACGCACCAGTGTCTTAAGCCCATCCCCAGATGGGGATGTGAATAGGCAGTACGTGAACTCATCCTGCATCAGCTCCACCCTCTTTGAGTGTAGGTGCTGCTCGTCCCTAAAGCCATCGAAGTCCAGGCACATGATACCGCTATGCTCAATTATGGAGCTATCAAGTCTCTTTGAAAAGGTTCCAGAGAAGCAGATAGCAGGAAGTAGTTTCTTTAAACTATTCCTACCATTCTTATCTCCCTCTAACCTAACCTTGCCTATCAAGTCCTTTGAAGATCCGTCACGGATCCTATCTATCGCCCTATATATATCTATGTGGTAGGGCTTATCTGTGTCGTTTATCGTCTTAAAGTACGTTATCATCCTTTCTCTGCATTAGAAGTTTAGTAATATATGCCGTGGCATCCATCAACTCCTCAAGCAGATGCACAAGGAAGTCATCGTCATTGTTGTCGTGTAGTGTGGTGTTGTACTTAATGATACCCTTCTTACTACGGGAGTCATAGTGATCCTTAAGGGTCTCTATAACCTTATCCCTCTTCTCAAGGTCGTCAGTACGTGTGGTGTGGTATTTCATATGATTAAATTTGGTTGGTTAAAAGAGCACCGATCTCCCATACAATCGGTGCGTAGAGTTTTTACTGAGTATGGCCAGCTAACCAACAGAACCCCTTAACTGTTTTCATCATGAACACACAATGCTTAGAATGGTAGATCATCACCTGACTCAGAGGCCGCTGGTGATGCTGGTGCCGATGGTGTCTTGGTGTTTTCCTCGACCCTCCATGCCTCAAGGCTGTTGAAGTACTTGACCTCTCCCTGTGGAGATGTCCATTCACGGCCCCTAATGTTAAACGCAACCTCCACCTCCTGACCCTCTGCCAGTGAGTCGATTATGTTTACCTTGTCCTGAACCAGCTGGAAGGATACGCTTTGCGGATACTTGTCTGCCTGGTCATTGATTACGAACATTCTTTTCTTGAACTTGTCGCTTACCTGCTCTGTGTCGAAGATTCTTTCAACGACTCCTTTCATCTTAAATTGATCACTCATTTTATTTGTTTTTGGATTTTAAAAAATTTACATATTCATTTGCATGCATCTCTGCGGCAAACATCCTGGCGTCCATGTGCCTGATGTCGTCCTCGGTCAGCTGTATCTTCACTACGGTGGCACGAAGCATGTCATCAAGTGAGTCCATGTAGTGCAGGCTGTCGTCCTCATGGTCTGGCATCAACTCCTCAGGGGTTGTCGTCAGAATGTATGCGATCTCGCCATCTTCCCAGTGCTTGCCAGTCTTCTTTGTCAGCATGTACAGGTACATCTTTACCTGCCACTCGTATGCTGGGTTTGTTGGAGGACGCTTTGGGAAGGTCTTTTTGGACCAGCTTGATTTTATGTCAATCACCTTACGTGATTCACAATCAACAATGTCAGGATGTCCTGACGCATACAAGAAGCTGAGTGCGAAGTGGTCGTCACCCTCCTCCATCTTACGGTAGTCCGTGAAGAAGATTCGGTTGTACACCTCTATAGACTCGTCCTCCACATCGGTGCCCTTGGTCATCTCCCTGGTGCTGAACGATGTCCTGTAGTTGTACACCTGCTCGTCGATGGATTCCTCTATCAAGGTCCTGGCACCGTCGCCCAGTGTTATGGGGGAGTCACGCTTAGATATCAGCTCGTCACGCTTGGTCGCCTGGTTGTCTGTCAGCTTGACCTTGGACATAAGACCGTCAAGCGTCTCCTGCTGCTTGGCCGTTAGGCCGTCCGTGCCCGTGAATAGGGCCGAACACTTACTTGCTCTTATCTTCAGCATCCTTCAAGGTTTTAATTTGTGAATCACTAAGGTCAAATATCGCAGATATCTTTGCAACGGTAGACCGTCCGTTTAATACAGACTCAGTTGCCTTCTCCATCATCTCGTCTGTGAGTGCCTTCTTGGTCTTCTTTGGAAGAGGTCTGGTGCTGAAACGCAGTGCGTCTACAATACCATTAGGTGACTTAACCTTCTCCGTACCCAAGACTATCTCCTTACCGATGTAGTCGTTGTAGTCAAACGAGTTGAAGAACTTCTCCAGCCTCTTAAAGTTTGATCGGTTGCATACCATGGGCTTTTTGAACTCTTCCATGGTGAGGAAGACCTTGTCCTCCTTACCCATCTCGCCTACGAAGACGTCCTGGTATATCTTTTTGATTGTTACTAGCTTGGGCTCATACTTTCCATCGACCTCCAAGTCCCATGAGCCGAGGTACTTGTTGTCTTTCATTAAATTTCTCCAGTGCATATTAAATTAAATTAGGGGTTACAATATTAATCATTTTTTGTTAA